GCTACCCTAATTACTTCTCAGGAAGGGTTGGTACAGATGTTTGGTGAACCAACTGAAGATATCCCTGGACAGGGGTTGGAGGGTGCTTTAGAAATACTGGAAACTACTAACTCTTTATATTTTGTTAGGGGTTCTGGGTCTACTGCTGCTGATGCAGGAACAAATGTCGTTCTTGGTACTTGCCCAGCTATCCAAGTAGAGGCTGGTAATTACGGGGAGACTGACGGTAATGATCTTTATCTCTCAGTGCAGGTTACTGTAGAGGGAACAAATAGATTCCCTTCTCCTAAATCGTTTGATATTCCTGCTGGCACAGTTGCTGCTGGTCAGGGTCAGGCTTTAGCCATTAAAAAGATTATTGGTGGCTCATTAGATGGTGCTGATGTGGCATCTTATTACGATCCTGTGGAAGCCGCCGATGGTGTTACTGGTGGTATAGACAAAGGCTTTATTGTCGCAGGACTTGCGGGATCCAGTACAGTACTTTCCGTTTCTGCTTTTAGCGCACCTACTAGAGCGGAGGGTGAAGAACTAGAGGCTTTAAAGCCAATAGTACCCTGGCTGGGCAAGGCTGGTGTAGTCGGGGCTGTAGTCGAGGTGCCTGGGTATGATCTGGTCAGTACGGGTGATAAGGGCTTGTCCTATAGGGTGGAGAGTCTTTACCCAGGGGTTGGATACAATGAAGGGATTAAATCGGATGGTACTACTAGTGGATACTCCATGGAAGTTAATCGTACTGGTGGGGAAAATGTAAATGTTCAAGTAAATAGAAATGGAACTGTCGCAGAATCCTATAAAATTTCTTTATTATCTTCTCCCAATTTTGCAGAAGATGTAATTAATACTGGAGTAACTGATCCTATCTCTCAATATATTAAAGGATACTTCCAGTATGAAGATGCTGATTATAATGTAACAGCATTGGCAAACTTTTATGATGATATTTATAATTTTATAGACCAGGCTTTGGTTTTAATATATGGTCCGGTAACGAATTTTGATGTGGTCGGGGCAAGATTTATAAAACCTATTCATGGAACTTTCCCGTTAGCTGGTGGAGATAATGGTACTCAAGATAATGCTGATATAATAGGAGATAGTGTAAGTAAATCAGGTATCTTTGCTCTAGATGATGATACCTTGAATATTTCTATAGGAATAGTCCCTGGAAACAGTGATGAAAATGTACAAAATAATCTTGTTACTTTGGCACAAGATTCACAAAACTTTTTAGCTGTTGTATCACCCCCTTATGGGCTTAATACGGTACAACAAGCTATAGATTGGACCAATGGACAGTCCACTGAAAGAACTGGAGCTTTAGCAAGTAATTATGCTGCGGTATACTGGCCCTGGGTGCAAACATATGACACTTTCTCTGCCAAGGATCGCTGGTATGACCCCGCTATTTACGCTGTGAGGCAGATGGCTTACACAGACGAGGTAGGAGACCCCTGGTTTGCCCCTGCTGGCGTTTCCCGTGGTGCCCTGACTAAACCTACCGATGTGGAGATAAGTGTCAACCAGGGCGATAGAGACTCCATGTACAGTGGTGGAAATATTATCAACCCAATAGTCAATTTCCCTCAACAGGGGATAATGATATTTGGGCAGAGGACTGCTCAACGAGATCCTACTGCTTTGGATAGAGTGAATGTTAGAAGGCTTATGATTCAAGTAAGAAAGATACTGCTTGCTTCTACTAGACGCTTTGTGTTTGAACCTAACGACTCTGTTACCTGGGAGAAGATTGTGGGTGTTGTAGATCCTCTTATGGATGATATTCGTAGGAGAAGAGGTCTTGTAGATTACGCTGTGATTTGTGATGAAACTACTAATACTCCTATAAGAGTGGACAGAAATGAATTATGGTGTAAAGTTCTTATGAAGCCAACTAAGGCTGCTGAAGTTGTTGTCTTCGAACTTAACCTAACTAACCAAGCAGCACAGATATAAAGGATTAAATTATGGCTAAAAGTTCTTATTACGCTTCACAAGCATTAAACAGAGATCTCACTAACACGCAGGGACTTCCAGCAATATCCCAAGATTTAGATTCTATCAGAGCTTATCAGTGGGAGATAACTTTTTATCCTCCAGCAGAGATTGAAGTTCCTATAGGGTTTAGTAAGCCCCTGACATTAGCTGCGAAGCAAGTTGCTGGTTTACAGGCTTCCGTGGAAGATATTGAAGTTAACAGAGTTAATGATAAGGTTTACTACCCAGGTCGCCCCTCCTTTGGGGAGCTTGAAGTAACCTTTGATAACTTACTTAAAACTAAGACTGGGTGGCAACTTTACAAGTACTTCCAGACTATTTATGATCCTACTACTGGCGAGATGACCTCTACTTTCTTAAATACTCCTGCGTCCTTTAAGTCTAAGGTAGAAATTTTAGAATTAAATGGGCAGATGGAGCCAGTTTCCATGGTTGAACTTAGAGGAGTCTATCCGAAGGCTTTTAATAAAGCAGAGAAGAACTACTCCACTAACGAATTTGATACAGTAAACGCAACCTTCCGTTACGACTTCCTTCTTCAGAAAGGAACTGCTGTCTAGAATAACTAACTATAATAAATAGACTTAAAACCCAATTCAGCCTGTGTTTCTGGTTGGGTTGGGTTTTTTACTTTTACCATGGATTTTTTTAACGATTTACTTACTAGTTATGCCCTCCTTAAGAAGAGGAAGTTTAGTGCTTCTATTGATTTACTTAAAGAATATACAGGAAAGGAGGGTAAATCTAGGGCTGGCGAACCAAGCAGAGAGCCAGGAGAAGCCCCAAACTTTGGTGATTTAAAAGATGAGGGCGATGAAAAGAAAATTAAAGATAAAGTTATAGAGGAACTGGAGGCTATATTTCCTGGAATAGATGGTAGCCTTGCTGGCGCACAATTAGGTGGACAAAAAGTAACTTCAATTGATCAGAGTATACAAGCGGCTAGTAAGTTCCCCGCAGAGTTACAATTAAGGAAAGGGGGAACTCCAGTAGAGGATCCATCAGATACCCCTACTACCCCTAAGGTTACTACCTCTGACAGTACCCCCGCTAAGAAAGCGGTAGATGGTAAACCCTGTGGCGGTGGAATTATGTGGGAATTTAATTCTACCCTTCTTGTTTTTGGTAATTGCTCAACATCACCACAATTAAAAGATTATAGAAATGCTTTATCTAAGTATATTTTCGGAGGGGGTGGGGGTGCAGAGGAATTCGGAGAGGGTGCAACACCAGAATCAAATTATTTGCGTAATAGTGAACAGGGTAGGGTTCTACTAGAAACATTATCTAAGCACCTAAAGGCAGGGAATTTAACTCCAGAGGAAGAGAGGGAAACTAGAAAACATCTCATGCAATTAATGAGTAGGGGTGGTGAGGTAGATGCAGAGGGGAATTGGGTTGCTAGTGATCCATTTTTTGATCCAGAAGTAAAAACTTCTATCTTTGGGGTATTAAACCAAACTTTTGAAAATGCTTCTAGGGGGGAGTGGGAAGATACTGGTATACTAAAAAAGGAAGATGTTGAAGCTACCCCAGAAGAAGCTTTAGGTGCTTTAACTACGATGATAAAGGCTATGGATATAGCTGGTAAGACCTTATCAGATGTCTCTCAAGATGATCGTGACTATATGAGGGATAATTTAAGCATAGTTAAACAAAGGGAGAAGTCTGGTGGTGCCTGGAAAGAGGTCCTATATTTTAACGCTGGGGATGACACTTTAATTACTTTTACTGCATCACCCAAAGGTAAAGGTGCATTTCAAGAGATTTTTACCAAATATAATGAAGTATTAGATAAAGATGATAGTGGGGATTCTAAAATACCTGTAGTAGATTTACTAGAGGCATATATGCACTCACCAGCAGCACACAAAGCTAACTTAGCTACCACAGAGGTTACTGAAGAGTTAGACCAACTACAATTAATGGTCGCACAAGCAGATGAATTACTAGGACCAGAAGGGTTATATTCTGGGAGTCTGCGTACCCCTAAAGAGGTTAAAGAGATACAACAACGAGTAGCGGGGGCGTATGTAGAATTAAGGAAGAAGTGGGGTGATAATATAGGGAGAGTACTAGATGTAAGTGAGGAGGCTCTGGAATCTGGCGGGGCTTTAACTGATGAGTGGGAAGGTGTGAAAGCCTGGGTTGAACAATACGAGGAAGCGTTCGGAGGTAAGAGCTTTGAAGCTTTTGCAAGAAAAATGATGACCTTAAGGCAGGATCCTATACGGAAATCTGGCGCAGACTTTATACATAGAGTTGGCGGGGGAGGGCAAATGTTTGGTAAAGCTGGAGAAAATGGATTCTTATCGGACCAAGTATATTTATTTCGAGATAAAGATAAAGCTAGAAAATTCCAAGGGGCTAGAGGGTTTAGCGAGACCCCAGTAAGCCTAAAAGAATTAGTTGAAGGTGGTGTTTCTAAAACAGCCCTTAAAAAGGATCCTAAGGCTGGTGAAAAAGCGTGGAAAGAATTTAAAAAGAAGTGGAATGTTGAGTCTGACGATGAAGAGGTTTACATAGGGTATGAAAGTCTGAAATGTAATACTACAGGAAGAATTAACTATAGAAAACAACCTGGGCCACATCAAATTTCTAAAACTATGTCTGCTGAGTTAGGTGGTCTTCGTGCTGCTATCAATGACCCAGACCCAGAGGTAAGAACTGCTTATGAAGAGAGCCACGGTGGACAGTGGATGGCTGGTATGACGGGTAACGGTATGTTTGGTTCAGACGCTCATTTAGATGCTGTTATAGATAACTTTGATTCTATGAATCAACACTTTCAGAACTTAGCAATGTTACAGAATGGTAAATCACCATCCCTTAACCCTACACAAGTAAG